GACACAAGTTGTTGCCCGGTGACCGCCGACGACGCCCGCCAGCTCGGCGAGGTCTACGACGCCGTGATGGTCGCACTGCGCAACGTCGGCACGATCGCCGGTGCCCTCGACGACGTCGCCGCCGGCCCGCTCGCCGAAGCCGTCACCGCCCTCGACGTCGCCCGCACCTCGACAACGACCGCGTGGGACGCCCTGACATGGGTCCGCGAACGCATCGAGGGCAACGGGTGAGCGCCCGCACCGCCGAGTACCTGCGCGTCATGCTCACACCCCGAGACCCCGCCACCCGCGAGCACGTCGACCCGCACCCGTCAGTCGCCGCGCTGTCGTCGAGGGCTTGCCACTTGTGGGAGGTGCTGTCGAACCTCGCCTACCACGACGACAACACCGCCCGCGATCACGCCGTGTCATCCCTCGCGAAGCGGATGCACGTCACCGCGGCGACCGTCCGCCGGGCCCGCGCCGAGCTGGTCGACGCCGGAATCATCGCCGTCGACGGCGGCGGATCGGGCCGCCATTCCGACGTCAACCGGTACCGATTCCCGCTCGCCGCACCCGTCGAAATTGTCCACACCCCGCGCGCTGACGCGCGGGGTACGTCGTCCACACCCCGCGCGGTGACGCGCGAGGACCCCGCGCGCCAGCGCGCGACAAGAGATCCTTTAGAACCCTTGGTTACAGATAGCTACGCGACTGACCGCGGTGCTGTGCACAACGGCGAAGATGATTCGCACGGCGACGACGACGACGAGGCGACGACAACCGTCCCGCGCCGTGCCCGACTCACCCCGCGCCAGATCGAACGGTTCGAGATCGGGCTGTGATGCACGGCAACCAACGTGTCGAACACACGCGCGACGGCGAGACTGTGGACATGGGCACGCACTGGCCCGACCATTGGGCCCCGATGACATGGCACCGATGCATCGTCGACGGCTGCGCCGAGCGCATCGACCCGTGGGACCACCGGACCCGCTGCGACGCCCACCAAGCCGAGACCAACGCCAAGCTCGAACGCGTCCGAGCCATCGTCGCCGTCAACCGCGAAGCCGAGGCAGACCGCCGCTACCGCCAGCTCGTCGGCTGATGGCTGACGAACCGCCGTCCGATTCGCTCACGGCGCGCCAGCGCGCTGCGCTGCTCGACCCGCTGGCCGGCGATGATCCCGACGCGGTGAACCGTCGCCGCGTGTCGGTCGACATCGGGGACGGCGCGCTGCTGACGACGATCCTGGCGGTGGACCGTTGACGCCGTCTCAACCGCGGCATGCCGGTCTGGCATGTCTCCGTCTCTGTCACTGTGAACGGCCGACCCGCACCGCTCGCACCGGCCGGGGTGCGTGCGGTGCGCGAGCACGCGGCCGAGCTGCTCGCCGGGGTCGGATCGGACTCCGGTCACTGGTGGCTGTGGAACCGGCGATCGAACGTCGGTCACCTGCGCGTGCCGACGACCGCCGCCGAGACCGCAGTCACCGGGCCGGGATTGACGACCGCCGACGCGGGCGACGCCGGCACGTGGCGGAAGGGTCGGGCCGATGACCGCTGACGGACCGCCGTTCGATTGCCCGCCGTGTCCGCGGTGCGGGGCGCCAATGGTCCCGACCGACGAGCGGTGTGCCCGGTGGTACTGCCGCCCGTGTGTCGTGCTCGTGATCCCGATGGGGCCGGGCCGTGGCTGACGGACCGCCGTTCAATAGCCGACGCGTCGTCGCGTTGTGGGCGCTCGGGATCGGCGCGGGGATCGTCGGTCTGGCGCTGTGGGCGGTGATCCTGCTGTGAGTAACGAACCGCCGTTCGATTGCCGGTCGGGCGCGCGGGTGTTCGGTACGCTCGGCGCATGGCCGGTCGCCCGCTGGACACGTTGCCGCCTCATGGGACTCGGGCCCGGTATCAGCACCGCCGCGATGGGTGCAAGTGCGCGGCGTGCTCGGCCGCCAACGCCCGGTACCAGGCCGCCTACCGCGCCGCCTACGCACCGCCGGGCCACGGCGAACAACTCACGTTGCCCGACCACGAGCATCTGCGCATCCGCGTCGGGCGGTGACGCGGTGGCTCGGCCGCAACACCCGTACCGCGATCCCGAGTACCGGGCCGCGCAGGCCGACTACCGCACCCATCCCCGGCCGTGCGCCACGCCGGGCTGCCCGCGGCCCGCGACGTCGCCCGATCACGTGCCGCCGCTCGGGTTGCATCATCACGTCCGTGGCTCGGGGTGTTGCGTGCTGATCGGGCGGTGCCGGCCGTGCAACGTCGGCGACGGCGCCCGCATCGCCGCCCGCCGCCGTACCCGCCGCACCACCCGCCCCGGCGCGTCGAGGTCGTGGTGAGGCGCCTCGGCCCCGGCATCTACGACGACGGCCGCGGTGGCATGCACCTCGACGTCGCCGAGCTGCTCGCCGACAACGGCATCGCCGACACACCGGCCAACCGCGAGATGATCGCTCGCACCGCGCGGCGTCTGTTCGCCGACCTCGGCGTCGAGGTCACCGATGCCTGACGACGAGCGGTGCGGGTGTTGGTACTGCGAGTGCGTGCCCGAGCGCGTCCGCGTCGGTTGGCTCGGCCCGGTGGCCGCCGCCGGCTACGTCGACGTGTCGCCGCAGCTCGCCGCCGTGTTCCGCGCGATCGCGCGCAAGCGCGACGACGCGGTCGCCGCGGTGACCGCGGGTTTTGCGGCTGATCCCGGTGACTGCCGCTCCCCCACCAATCTCTCCCCGATGGGGGCCCGTGACCGGGCATCCCGCGTTACACGGCCGTGAACGGGCGCCGCTCGCCGTCGGACCGCCGGCTGTTCCCGGTGAAACCGCCCCGATCGCCCCGGGGCCGGGCCAGACGCGGGCTCGACGCCACGATCAAGGCGCTACGCCTCACGAAACGATGGACCGACACCGACGAGGCGCTCACCGCGCTGTGTCGGGTGATGGCCGACGAGGTCGACCAGGCGATGGCCGACGTCGAGGAATCCCGGTTCGTGCGGGCCCGCGTCGCCGCCGCCTACCACCAAGCGCTCATGGCACTGTTGACCGTGGCGGCGCCGCATGACGATGACGGCGACCTCGACGAGTTGCTCGCCGGCATTTTCGACGCCCCGGACACCGTCGAGGCCGTCTGACGGGGCGCTCGTCGCCCGGCTGATGGCGCTCACCGGCGCCCATCCGATCCCCTGGCAACGACACGCCGCTCACCTGCTCGGCGAGCGCCTCCCCAACGGGCTGCCGGCGTTCCCCCGCGCCGTCGTGATCGTCCCGCGCCGCGCCGGCAAGACCCGCCTGATGCTCGGCAAGGGGTTGGCCACCGGTGCCGGCGCCCGCTACCGCCGGTCGTTCTACGCGTCGCATCGCCGCGAGACCGCCGCCGCGATGTGGGTCGACGACTGGTTCCCGTGGGTCGAGGACGGCCCGCTCGCCCGTCACGTCAAGGTCGTGCGCGGCAAGGGCGGTGAGGCGCTGATCTGGCGGCGCACCCGTTCGACGTTGCGGCTGCTGCCACCCGACGGCGACGCCATGCGGTCGTTCGCCTCGAACCTGGCCATCCTCGACGAGGCCCGCGAGTGGACCGTCGACCAGGGCGACGCCGCCGAACGTGGCGTGTTCCCGACGCAAGCCACCGGCGTCGGCGGGCAAACCCTGATCGTGTCGTCGGCCGGCACCGCCAAGTCGGCATGGCTGCGCAAGTGGGTCGACCTCGGCCGGGCCAGCGCGCTCGCCGGACGCACCGACGGCATCGCTCACATCGAGTACGCCGCCCCGGTCGACGCCGACCCCTACGACGAGGCGACCTGGTGGCTCGGCCATCCCGGGCTCGGCCATCACGTCAACATCGAGGCGCTGCGCGCTGACGCCGAGGTGATGACCCCCGACGCGTTCGGGGCCGAGTACCTCGGGTGGTGGCCCGAGACGTTGATCGACTCGAAGCTCGTCGACGCCTGGTCGGCGCATGCCGCCGACGTCGACTTGGCCGACCCCGTGGTGTTCGCCGTCGAGGTCGACGACGACCGCGAGTGGTGCGACATCGTCGCCGTCGGCGACGGCCCGGGCGGCGGTGTCGTCGTCGAACTCGTCGAACACCGCCCCCACGGTCCGTGGGTCGGGCCCCGTCTCGCCGAACTCGTCGAACGATGGTCGCCGCTCGCCGTTGCCTACGACCGTGGCGGGCCGGCCGCCGCGCTCGGCCCCGACCTCGCCGACGTCCCCGCCCGGCTCGTGTCGCTGAACACCCCCGAGTGCACCGCCGCGGCCGGATGGTTCTACGACGCCGTGACCAAGGCCGGCACCGTCTGGCATCGCGCCGACGACGTGCTCGACGCCGCGATCACCGCGGCGCGGCGCCGTCGCGCCGGTGGGTCGTGGCTGTTCGACCGGCGCCAACCGGGCGCCGGCCCGCTGATCGCCGCGTCGCTCGCCGCGTGGGTCCACCGCGACGGCACACACCGCCCGCCCGGCGTGTCCTGACGGCGAATTCCGTCGCTGACGGAATTCGCCGAGAGGGCTGGGTGCGCCCCCGGAGTACCCCGAAGGCCGTTTCGCGGCGCTCCGGGCGAAATTCGGGCCGATCCGGGGACGTTCGGGCCGTCGACCGTGACGCGCTATAGACCGCGGCGGCGCGTTACTGCACTGTCGGCGCGCGATGCGCCGCCGTCGTGTTCCTGCTGCCCGCAGCTCGGCCGGTGGCGCATCGCCGCTCGACGCGTTGTCGCGTCTCGTCGGCGACGCCGTCGATCGACGTCTCGCCGGGGACGACCTGACGCCGTGGGAGCTGCCCGTCGTCGTCGCCTCCCGTGACCTGGTGGCCAACACCGTCGCTCAGCTGCCGCTCGTGACGTACCGCAACGGGCTGCCGCTGAACCCGCAACCGACGGTCACGCAACGCCCCGACCCGTTCGAGCCGCCGTGGCTGTCGAAACACCGGATGGTCAACTCGCTCACCCGTCACGGCTACGTCTGGCTGATCCCGACGGCGTGGGACGCCGCCGAGTGGCCGCTCGCCGTCGAGGTCGTCGACGCCCCCAACGCGGCGGGCACGTTCGACCCGACGGGGCACCGCCTGGTCGACGTGTTCTGGCAGGGCCGCCGGCTGGCCCCGATCGACGAGGCGATCTGGTGCCCGTGGCGTGTCGACGGCGCCGGTTCGCTCGGCTCGGCGCCGCTGGACTCGTGCTGGCGGGCCGTCGAGTACCTCGCCGCCCTGTGGCAGATGGCCGGGTCGTTCTGGGAGGCCGGTTTTCCGTCGCTGGCGTTGGTCATCGAGCAGGCCCTGTCCGTCACGCAGCGCCGCGAGACCAAGGCCGCGTTGCTCGACGCGTTCCGGCGCCGCCACGAGCCGGCCGTCGTCGACCGGGGCGGGCAGCTCGTGCCGATCGGCAACAACGCCGTCGACTCGCAGCTCGTCGAGTCGATCGAGACCGCCAACGTCGAGGTCGCCCGGGCGTTCGGGATCGTGCCGTCGCTCGTCAACGTGCGGGCGTCGGACTCGCTGACCTACTCGACGACCGAGGGTGAGCTGTCACGCTGGCTCAAGCTCGGACTCGGCCAGTACCTGACCCGCGTCGAAGGCGCGTTCACCGATCTCCGGCCGGCCGGGCAGGTCGTGCGGGCCGACACGTCCGAGCTGCTGCGCACCGACCTGGCGGCCCGCTACGCCGCCTACTCGCAGGGGTTGGGCCGCTGGCTGACCGTCGACGAGGTGCGTCACGCCGAGTCGTTGCCGCCGCTGACCGCCCGCCAGCTCGCCGCCCTGCCCGCCCCGGGCGTCCTTCCTGACCCGCAACCGCTACCGGCCCCGTTCGCCGACCCCGTAGGAGCACACGCGACATGAACACCACCCGCACCGCCGCCGCCGCCCGCGCCGCCGCCACCTTGGCCCCGGCATGGCACGAGGTCGGCCGGGCCGCCGTCACCGACACCGACACCGACCTGACGCTGATGGCGTGCGTCGTGCCGTGGAACACCGCGGCGCGGGTCACCGATGACGGCCGCTCGTTCTACGACGAGACCTGGCTGCCCGGCTCGTTGACGCCGGCTGATCGGGTCGTGATCTACGACGGGCACGTGCCGGCCGGTGGCGGCCCGGGCCGGCTCAACCCTGACCGTCAGCCGGTCGGGCGGGCCGAGGGATTCGAGTCGCGTGCCGATGGTCTCTATGCGACGCTGCGCCTGGCCAACACCGCCCGGGGCCGTGACATGTTCGAGCTGGCCCGCACCCTCGGCTACGTCGACGTGTCGTTGGAGACCGACGTCGAATCGGGCGGCCGTGGTGAGGTCGCCCGCACCGCCGCCGCGCCGTACGAGCTGTCGGGCATCGCGATCGTGTTGCCGCCCGGACGGGGCGCGTTCGCCGGGGCCGGCGCCGTCGCCGCCGCCCGCGCCGCCGCCACCGACACCGACGACGACACCGCCGCCGCCACCGCCGACGACGACACCGCCGACGACGCCGCCGATGGGGCGACGGTCGGGCGGGCCGACATCGCCGAGGTCGTGCGCCGCGAGATGGCCGCCGCCGGGGCCCGCCCCGGGCGCCGCGCCGCGCCGGCCGGGCCGCTGGCCCGGTTCGATTCGTTCCGGGCGTTCGCCGCCGCCGCCCGGGCCGCCGTCGACGACCAGGCCGCCGAGCTGAACAACGCGTTTACCGACGCCTATGCCCGGTGGCGTCAGCTCGACATGCTGGCCCGCCAAGGCACCGTCGGGCGGGCCCTCGTCGACCAGGTCACCGCCGACAACCCCGGGCTGATGCCACCGACATGGCTGACCGAGGTGTTCGGCATCGTCGACATGGGCCGCCCCGGCATCACCGCCCTCGGCGGGCCCCGCTCGCCCGGCTCGGCCGGCATGGACGTCTACTGGCCCTACTACGACGGCGACCTGCTGACCATCGTCGCTCAACAAGCCGCGCAGAAAACCGCGATCCAATCGACCAAGGTCAGCTTCAAGCGCGGTCAGGCCACCCTCGCGACATACGCGGGTGGTTCGGATATCGCGTATCAGCTGATCCGGCGCAGCTCCCCCGCCTACCTGGCGTTGTACAACCGCATCCTCAACATCGCCTACGGGCAGACCACCGAGTACGCGTTCGACGTCGCCGTTGGCGCCGGGGCCGGCTCGACGGTCGCCTACGACCCGGCGGGCGACACCGACGGCTCGGAGCTGCGCGGCGTGTTGTTCGCGGCGTCGGCCGCCGTCAACAAGGTGACCGGCGAACCGGCATCGGTGGCCCTCGCGGCGTCGGACGCGTTCGCCGCGCTCGGCGGCGCCCCGTGGCTGCTGCCCCCGCAGTACGGCACGCAGAACGTCTCGGGCACGACCTCGGCGTCGACGCTGCGGATCAACATCTCGGGGCTGGAGATCGTCGAGGCGCCCGGGCTGGCCGACGGCACGATGGTCGTCACCAACGCCGGCGCGGCCGCCTGGTTCGAGGACGGGCCGTTCATCGTCACCGCCGAGGACGTCGAGAAGCTCGGTCAGAACGTGGCCATTTGGGGGATGGGCACCCCGGGGTTGTTCCTGCCGGCCGGCATCGTCGAGGTCACCGTTGCGGTGCCGCCGCCGCTCGTGTTCACGAAGCGCACCCCGAACCTGGAGAACGGGGTGGACGAACTCGTCGACGACGACCAGGCCAAGCGGTCCGCCAAGGCCAAGTGAGTCGTGCCGCCGGAGTTTGTGACCGTCGCCGACGTGCTCGCCAGGCTGCGCAAGTCGGCAGGCGACCGCGATGCCGGCTACATCGCCGAGTGCACCGCGGTCGCCAACGAACTCGTCGCCACCGAGCTGCGCCGTTCGATGAGCGGCGCCGTCGGCGAGACCGATCCGGCCGTCGCCGCGCTCGGTACCGCGGCGGTGTGGCGCGCCGCGCTCGGCGTCGCCATCCGCGTCTACCGGTTCAAGGACGCCGAGTCCGACGTCGCCGACACGTGGGGCGACAGCGGCGCCATCCGCATCCCGCGTGACCCGCTCGCCGGCTACCGCGACCTGCTGACGCCGAGCATGCACGGCGCGACGTGGGCACCGACATGACCGCCACCGCGCTGGCCCGGACCCGTCTCTACGACGCCCTGGTGCCCCGCTTCGCCGGCACCGGCGTCAACGTCGAACGGGTCCGCCCGCCCGAGCTGGCGGTACCGGTGTGCTACCTCGACGTCGCCGGGCGCCGGTTCGACAACGTCGACGGCGCCCCCGTCGTCGTGGTCGTGATCCCGGTCGTGATCATCGTCGACGGCGCCAACGAGGAACAGGTCGCGCAGCTCGACGACCTCGGCGACGACGTCTGGTGGGTCGCGCTCGAGCTGACGTACACGCCGGTCGGCTCGTTCCCGGCGACGATCGACGTCGACGGGCCGACGCTGCGCGGCTCGGTCACCAACGTCGAGGTCGACGTTGATCACCTCACCCTCTGCCCTGACCCGACCCCGTAGGAGCACCCATGTCCAAGACTGTTTTCCGTGTCACCGCTGGCGTGCTGGCGTTCGACCTCGTCGACACCGCCGCGGTCGGCTACCTCGACAGCTGGCAGGCCCCCGACGGCGCCGTGCTGCCCGACGTCGACCCGACCGACTACGCCACCGCCGGGGAGTCGTTCCAATGCCAGGTCGTCACCGGTGTGCTGACGTCGACGCCGAACTCCACGACCGAGAACCTCGACGGCACCTGGTGCGACCTGCCCGAGGTCGTGACGGTCGTCGCCGAGGACACGTTCGCCGTGGCGCTCGACGTCTATCAGGACCCGACGCTGCCCGATGGGCTGTCCGCGTTCCTGTACGAGCACCGCGGCCGCAACGCCTACGCCTACATCGGGATGGGCACCAACCCCGGTACCCCGCCGATCGCCATCGGCCGTGTCACGCTGTCCGCGGCGTCGATCGGCGGGGGCCGCCAAGCGGCCCGGGCACAGGTCACGTTCCCGTTCAAGCGGGCCCCTGACGTGCAGTTCGGCACCGCCGCGGCGTGGCGGATCGTGCCCGGCGACCGCTCCCCGGCGATCCCCGGCCCGCCGTGATCCGCGTCGAGGTCCCCGACGTCGCCGCCGTCGTCGGCGACCTCGAATCCGACATGCGCGCCGCCAACCGGGCGCTCGGGCGTGACCTCGGCCGGGTCGTCACCAAGGCGCAGAACGACGCCATCCGCGCCTCGGGCCGCGGCACGTTGTCGGGGATGCGGGTCAAGCTCGCGGCGACCGCCAAGGCGTTCGCCGGTGCCGACCGGGTCACCGTCGACGTCACCGCGACGCCGGCCGGGCCGTGGTCGATCCGCGAACACGGCCGCGCCGCGGTGCGCGCTCACGGCCGGGCGCTCGGCATCCCCGGCTACCCGCGTCGTTCGGCCCGCTCGGCGCGGGGCCGGCCGTTGTGGGACGCGACGGTCGACGCCGCCGAGCCGGCGATCGCCGCCGCCGTCGCCAAGGTCTACGACGAGGCGCTGACCTGATGGCCGGAGACCGGGCGCTGAACTACCGCATCACCGTCGACCAGGCGTCGGGGACCGCCGGCATCCGCGACTTTTCGAGGCAGGCATCGGCCGAGCTGCGCAAGGTCGACAAGTCGCTCGGCGACACCGAGACCGCGTCGCAGCGCGTCGCCAAGGCGCTCGGCCAGATGGCCGACCAGGCCGAAACCGAACTCAAGGCGGCCGGCCGGGCCGCCGACGCCCTGGCCGCCGCGTTGGGCCCGGAGATGGCCGCCAAGCTCGGCCGCAACGGCATCGCTCAAGCGGTCGGCGACTTCAACAAGATGGGTCTGACGTTCGAGCAGGTCGAGGCCGACGCCGACTCGCTCGCGGCGAGCATGAAACGGCTCGACGACGTGCAGACGTCGGCCGCCGAGCAGGGGCTGGGCAACCTGTCGGGCAAGCTCAACGAGACCGAAGGCGCGGCGTCGGGCGCCAAATCGGCGTTGGCCAACATGATCGGCAACACGTCACAGGACGTGTCCGGGCTGGCCGGCAACCTCGGGTCGTTGGGGGTCGCCATCGGCCAGATGGGTGAGTACGCGGCCGACGCCGCGCTCGACGGGCAGGGGCTGACGGCGTCGCTCGGATCGATGGCCGCGGTCGCCGCGCCGATCGCCGGGCTGGCGTTGGCGACACAGGTGCTCGGCCAGGTGATGGCCCGCTTCGGCGACTCGACGAAACGCACCGCCGAGGACGTCGACGCGTGGGCCGACGCGATGACCGACGGCGGTGACGCGGCGGAGAACTACGCCAAGCATCTGCGCGACGTCGGCAAGATCACCCTCGACGTGACCCGCACGCAATCGGGGCTCGAAAACGTCATCTCGGAGCTGACGTCGCATTGGTACACCACCGGTGCCGGCGTCGAGGTGCTGGCCCGGCTGCTCGGCGCGACGAACGAGGAGACGAAGGACCTCACCCCGACGTTGGCGCAAGCGGGGTTGACCGCCGAGCAGTTCGCCCGGTTCGTCGCCGCCGGGGCCGACGGGGTGTCGAAGCTGACCGAGGTGCTCGCCGGCACCAACCTGACCGCCGAGCAGACCGCCGACGTGCTCACCCTGCTCGGGCAACGCCAGGCCGACTACGCCACGGCCGCCGAGACGTCGGCCGCGGTGACCAAGGTGTTCGGCGACGAACAAGCCGCCGCGGCCGCCGAGGCCCGCGCCGCCGCGGAGGCCGCCAACCGGGTCGACGTCAATATGCGCAAGGTCGAGGCATCGACCGATAAGGCGGCGCGGCGCACCCGTGACATGGAAGCCGCGTGGGACGCCCTGACCGGCAAGCTCGACACCGACCAAGCGTTGATCAACCTGGCGTCACAGTTCGACGACGTGCGCACCAAGGCCGGGGAGGCATGGGGCGCCGGGGTCGCCGGCGCGGATGACGCCGAGCAGAAAGCCCGCGACTACCAATCGGCGTTGATCGACGCCAAGGGCGACGTGATCAACCTTGGCCGCCAACTCGGTCTGTCGATCCCCGACGTCAAGAAGATGTTGCTGGAGATCGACGAGGGCAACATGGACCAGGTTGAACGCGACCTCAACGTGATGGCCCGCAACCGGACCATGAACCTGTCGATCATCGCCCGGGGCGGGCAGGGCTACTCGACGCGGTACAACCCTGACGGGTCGATCAACGTCAACCCCGGCATGGCCCCGTCACCGGCCGGGCGTGGGCTGGCCGCCGCCCCTGACGCTGCCGTGGCGTCAGGGGCGGCCGCCGCCGAGGTCCCCGACGTCGTGTTCCCCGTCGTCGTGCACACCGCCGGCGCGGCGATGCCGACCAACCTGACCCTCGACTTGCGCGGCGCCATCCTCGGGTCGCGCTACGACATCGTGCGCACCGTCCGCTCGGCGACCCGTGACGGGATGCGCCTCGCCGGCACCAGGGGCAACCGGTGACCGTGCGGCCGTTGCTGTCGCGCTACCCGGTGGCGCCGTGGGCCGAGCTGGGCGTCGGCGACACCCGTGTCCCGAGCGGACAAGCCCGTTGGGACGTCGCCCGCTGGGACACCCCCGACGCCTCATGGGCTGGCACTGAGCCGACGTGGCTGGACGTGTCGTGCGAGTCGATCGTCGCCAGCTCCGACGCCGGACGGGTGCGCACCACCGAACGGTTCGCGCCGGGCACCGCCGATGTGACGTTGCGCAACGTGTCGGGATGGGCCGACATGTCGGGCCGGCCGGTGCCGCCGGCCGCCCTGCCGTTGCGGCCCGGCCGCCAGTTCCGTTACGGGGTCGACACCCCGACCGGCCGGCACCTGCTCTACCGCGGTTACATCGACGAAGCCATCCCGCTGTATCAACCGCGCGGCGGTGACGTCGTCACCGCCAACATGGTCGACGCCCTCGGCGAGGTCGGCCGCATTCGTCTCGCCGCCGCCGATCCACCCGTCGGCGGCGGTGAGACCGTCACCGCCCGCATCCATCGCATCCTCGACGCCGCGCAATGGCCCGCCACCTACCGCGACGTCGACGCCTCGGCGGTGACCCTGCTCGCCACCGGGCTCGGCGCCGGCTGCGCCGACTTGTTGTCGATCGCGGCGGACTCGGCCGGGGGCGCCGTGTTCGGCGACCTCGCCGGGCGCCTGGCGTTCCGCCCGATCGACTGGCAGACCTACATGCCGGATGACCCGCCGGCCGCCACGATCGGCAACGTCGACCCGGCCGACGTCTGCCCGCAGGCGTGGGAGATGTCGTTCCGGCGTCGCGACGTCGCCGCCGTGTCGACGATGCACCGCGTCGACGGCACCGGCGTCACCGCCGTCGGCGACTACGACACGTTGGTCACGATCGGCCCCGAACCGTTCGAGCGGTCCGACCTGGAGACCGAGCACGACGCCCACCTGACCCGCATGGCGCACCGCGTGCTCGTGACCCGCGGGATCGCCGCCATGCCCCGCGTCGAGGCCGTCACCCTCGACGCCGCCAACGACCCCGGCGACGGCTCGACGGTCGAGTTGATGGCCACGGCCCGCCCGGAGACACCGACGCGGCTGCGCTGCCGCCTCGTGGAGAGCGGCCGGCTCGTGTTCGACCGGCAGATGTTCGTCACCGGTGCCGCTCACACGATCACCGAACACGGCCGTTGGGCGTGCCGGCTGACCCTCGACGTCGCCGACCCGTTCGCGGCGGCCGGTGGCCGCTGGGACCGCGCCGGCTGGGACCGCACGCTGTGGGCCGACGCCGCCACCCTGACAGGAGTGCACTGATGCCGCAGGCCCCGAACCCCTCCCATGTCGTCGCCAACGAGCTGATCGAATCGGCGTGGGGCAACGCGGTGGTCGACATCATCGGCGACGTCGCCTCGCTGCCCCCGGCGTCGGGGGTCGGCTCGGTCGCCAACCGCCTGTTCGACGCCGCCGGGGCCGGCACCGCGCTCGCCAACCGCGTCGCCGCGCTGGAGCACCAACACGGCGAGATCGCCGTCGTCGGCACCGTCGTCACCGCCACCACCGACGCCTCCGGCTACACGCCGGCCGTGACGACCCCGCAGTTCGCCGGGCCGGCGTTGCCGTCGGTCCAGCTCACCCTCGCGATGAACGCGCCCTACCTGCTGGCGTCGCGGTTCGACTGGAACAACCTCGGCTTGTTCCAAGTGTTCGTCATGAACTCGACGACCGGGGCGCCGGTCGCCAACACGCCGGTGTCGTTCTACTGGGTCGCCGTCGGCACCCTCGCCTAATCAACTCGGGAGCTGCCATGTCGTTTACGACGATCAACCAATCCGCCAACGACCAGGCGCTGCGGGCCCGCGTGCTCGCCGCCGCGGTGCAAGAAGCGTGGAACAACCCCGCCGTCGCTGACACCGCGTTTGCCCACGACGTGCACCTGGCCGCCAACAACGGGCTGTTGATGGTGTGGCCCGTCGCCGTGTCGTCTGACGTCGAGGCCGCCTACGCCTCCGCCGTCGCCGGGGGCAACCCCGACCCCGGCGGTGACGAAGCGGTGATCACCGACGGGATGATCCGCTCGGCGGTGCAAGCCGACTGGCCGATGGCGCCGTCGTCGTGACGTTCGGCGACGTCGACGCTGACGACGTGTTCGCCGCTGAGGCGCCGCCGGCCCCCGAGCAGGTCGCCTACCGGTTGCACGCGTTGCGGCGCGAACTCGACGTGTTGACCGGGCGCGACCCGGGCCGCTGGGAGGACCTCACCGCGGCCGAGCAGTCGCTGGCGTTGTCGATCGGCGTGGTCATCGTCGAATGGTTGGCGACCCATGATCCCGACGACCCGACCGCCGCGGCGCGCTCACTGCACGAGGTGCGCCGCTACCTGACCCACGGGGTGCTCGCCCCGTGGGACGACCTGACCGCCGACGAACGGGCCCTCGCCGTCGACGTGATGACCCTCGTGTTCGCCTGGCTGCGCCGCCAAGGGGCGATTCCGTGACCGGGCGCTACCTCACCGATCTGGCCGACGTCTGCCGCGGCGCCGGGGTCACCGTCGTCGAGATGGCCGGTTGGCCGACGCGGGCCCGTGGCTCGGGCGGGTATCCGTCGGGGCGGCCGTGGGTCGTGATGTGGCATCACACCGCGTCGGCCGGCAACGGCGCCAACGATGCCGCCTATTGCGCGACGGGTGACCCTGACGCCCCGGTGTGCAACCTCGTCGTCGGGCGTGACGGCATCGTCTACGTGATCGCCGCGGGGGCGACGAACACCAACGGCCAGGGCGGCCCGTGGCGGTGCTCGCACGGCACCGTCGGGGCCGACCAGATGAACACCCACGCCGTCGGGATCGAGTTTTCCAACAACGGGGTCGGGCAAGCCTGGCCGCGAGTCCAGCTGGACGCGGGGTTCGCCGTGTCGCTGGCCGTCGCCGCGGCGTACGGGCTGGCCCCCGATGACGTCTGCACCCACCAGGTGTGGGCACCGACCCGCAAGATCGACCCCGCCACCGCGGCCGCCGTCGAGGGCCCGTGGCGGCCGAGCTCGTCGACGAGCTCGGGCACCTGGTCGCTGCCCGACCTGGCCGCCGAGTGCAACCGCCGCGCCGCGAACGCGGTGCCAAATCCGGAACCGACCCCCGACCCCGCGGAGGATGACGACATGGCTCTCTACTTGGTGCTGTACCCCGGCAGCTCGGCGCAGTTCGTGACCGACTCGGCGACGTTCAAGACGCCGATCGCCACCCCTGACGTCGCCTGGCAAGGCGTCACCGCGCTCGGCTGGCGCTCGGCGACACCGGGCCAACCCGACCCGATCGTGTTGGAACCGGGCTGGGCGCCGTACCTCGACGCCCTGCCGACCATCGGGCCGTGACCGCCGCCGAGGCCCACGTGCGCGGCGCCGGCATCGCCGCGCCCGGCGGCCGTGACCTCGTGGCGATCATCCTGGCCATCGGGCTGGCGATGTCGTTGCTGACCATCGTCGCCGCCGTGATGTACGACGCGGTGCGTTCCGACACGCCCGGGCTGTCGGAGAACGCGACGCAGATCCTGACCGGCTGGGGCGGCGGGGTCGTCGGGGTGCTCGGGTCGTACCTCGGCTTCCGGGCCGGGGAGGCCCGCCGCCCGCCGCCGTCGGGTGACGGCGACTAGCGACGCTCGTTGCCAACGCAACGTATGGTGTGACCGGCGTGTCACCTGGCCCCGTCGTCGGGTGGCGCCGTCACCAAGTAGGCGGCCGACCCGGGGGTAGCGAGACCAATCCCGACCCCCGGGCCGGCAACACCTACCCGGCCCGTCGGTCGACGTCGGCGCGTGACTCGCGTCACTCGCCCGATCGCCGCCGCAGATACCGGGCGGGCACACCATGCCATCACCGGACAACTGCCCGGAAACCGCCCCCTTGAACGACACGCGTGGCATTCACACGTAATAGGCGCACGCCGCTGCGATCGGTGGCCCCGTGCCCGGGGCCGCGGATTGGTCCCGATAGGTCGCCGGCTCCGGGGTTGGTCGTCGCCCTCGCGGCGCGCGCCCGTGGGCCCGCCCCGACCACCCCCGGCCATGTCGTACATAACGCGCGTCACGACCAGGGGGAACTCGTGAAATCCCTACTGCCGCAACGGTTCCATAAGAAAGATTATGGGCGGGCAACGGCCCGAACGCGGTCCGGCCCGGCATCCCTCAACGGATACCGGGCCGGAACCTACGGTGTCGAACGTCCGGCCAGT